CCGTTGCGACAGCCTCGCTGATAGCGACTTCGCCCTCGGCGATTTCTGCTACAGGAGCCGATTCGTTGTTTTCAGCAGGATTGCTCATATCTTTTCTTGAGTTGTCAACTTCACCCTCAGATAATTCTTCGGACTCAGTCATGTAATCGTCATATTTTGACATAGCGGAGACAGATGCGAGTGATGTAACAACTGCGTCAGCAAAGCCATTCTCAGCAGCTTGCTTGCCGTAAAACGTGCGACCGTCGAGCATCTTCTTATCGATGTCGCGGTAAGACATAACGACCTGCTGGAACTCCATGTGCTTCTCGTCGATGCCCTCTTGGATTAGTTCCCGCTGCTCGTCGTTTATCTCTGTGCTGTAAGCGCCAGCAACTTTGTTGTCGCCACCTCGGAACACCTCGACCTTAACGCCAGCCTGTGCGCGAGCTTCAGTGAGGTCAACGTGTGCGCGAATAACGCCAACAGAACCAACGATAGCGGACTCGGTGCAGACCACTTTGCTGCATTGCGAGCCTACCCAGTAAGCGGCAGATGCCATGAGTGAGTTGGTGAATGCGATAGACTTCTTGCCGCTGTCGTTGAAATCGCGGATAGCACCAGCAAGCTCAGGCGTTCCAACTACTGTCCCGCCGGGGCTATTGATCTGGATTACAAGGCTGTTGATCTCTTCCTCGACAGCAGCAATTCTTACAAGCTCACTGATGCGACCCATGTCGGCTGCACCAAGCATCATGCGCTCGTATGGGCCGGGGTTAAGCATCATTGGGCCGTCAATTGAGACGTATCCAGTTCCGTTGTCGTCAACGCGAAGCTGCTCCTCAAACTGAGCCATGAATGCAGCTTTGGCCTCAACGTAAGAGGCTCCGTCAGCACCCTCAACGATCTCATCGGAGAGAACTGGGTCGTTTACGCCAGCTAGAACCTTGCTGGAGATGTTGTCGAGTGACGATGGCATGATTGCCCATGCGTCGTTATTGATAGCGTCCTTGATCATAGTGTGGTGTGTAATTGTGGGTGTGGTAATTATTGCTTGGCGGGAGATCCTGATGGAGCGCCACCAGACTCGCTGTTCTTGGGTGCTTCATCGTTCCCGCCCGACTCTTGAGCGATTGTTTTCTCTGAGTCGAAGTTGAAAAGTGTTTTGGGGTCAATGCCTTCTCCCTCAGCAAGCTCTCTGACCTGCTTGATGAGTCGAGCCTTCTTGCGCATAGCGTCCATGAAGTCGCCGCCCTGCTCCTCGTAGCTGTCGCTGACGAGCTTGATGCCAGCGTCAACGTCACGGCGGTTAGCTTCGCTCTCGCGTCCAGAATCGACGGTAAGGGAGCGTGGGGGTGTGACGGAAATGCTAGACCAACCCTTGACTGGGGCAAGCTCGCCACGGTCAATAGCGTCACCAATGACGAAGAACCAAACGGCCTCAGCGAAGTTGGCGATGGTGCGTGTGCGGGACTTAAACTTGCGCTCTGCCTTAGCGACCATCAGTCGGTTAGTGGCTCCGCTCAGTGACTTGCCGCCGATTGCGAGTGCGCCCGGTGTGCCGCCAAGAAGCGAGTCTTCGCGCAGTAGGTCGATGAACCCGTTGAATGTGTTGTTGGGGCGATTCGACTCGATGCTCTGATACTCCTCCCCATCGTGGATTGCAAGCGTCTTCTGACCAGTGATATTGGCAAGTGCCTTGGGGTCAGAGGACATCTCGCCGTTCTCGTCGAGGTCGTTAGAGCCAAATGGATCGTAGTCGGTTCCCTCTTCCAGAGCGCCGCTCTTGCGCTTCAGCACGTTGATCACGTCACCAGCAGCCTTCACGTTAGCCTTTTCCTGAGCCAGAATCTCTGACTCGTCGAGGAAGTGGTTGATCGAGTGGCTGAGTGTGGGGATTGCACGGTAGGCCGATGCGCTCTCCATCTCGGCGACTTGGATAACGCTGTTCCAGCGAACAGTCTTGACGTATCCCGCCTCGTCCTTGACACCAAGCGCGATTGGCTTGCCTGTCTGGTGGTCAACGCGAATACCGTCAATCCACTTCTCGTTCTGCTCGGACTCAGGTGCGCTCCGCATATCTTTGTTGCAGACGCGATGAGTCTCAATGAGTTGCAGTCTAGGCTCTCTAGTGCGGCGAGAGCGGGTCTTGACCACGAATATCTCGCCGTCAGTGTCTATGGCGTAGCTGACTAGCTTCTGTATGTAGGCCCAGTCAAAACGCTCCGTAACGTCAGCCCTCTTAGACCACTTCTTGAAATATTGCTCTGCTGCCTCATTCCACTCGTCATCCTGAGTGGTGGCTTGCATCTTCAGACCCTCTGGGCCTACTCCGTAGAGCCAGTAAAGCTCACGATGCTCGCGAGGGAGTCCGCTGTTACGCATGATGTAGCGAGATCCTTTGACCAACTCTTCGCGAGTCTGGGTCGTGAGATCCATGCTGAAGTCGGAGGGTGCTGCGCCGGGTGTCTGCGCCCTCTTTGGCGAGTAATTAGCTGCATCCCAAGACGAACCGAAGGCGAGATCGAACAAGCCCTTGGTTCCCTTTGCGAACGCCTTCTTTAAAGGTGAGATTTTCGGAGACATAATGCTTACTTGTGTATGCGGCGAGGAACCTTAGCAACTAGAGTGTTGTGCTTTTTGCCATATCGCTCTGGATCCATCTTGACCAGAGCCTTCTGGCAAGCGGCGATAATAGAGTTGATGTCATCCAGCTTACGTCTAACAGCCTGAGTGCCATTGTCAGAAAACGAGACTAAAACCTTCGCAAGCTCCTTCTTCTGAGCTGCCATGATCGCCTCAACTTCTTTTTGCGTAAACCCGATGGAATAATCTGGAACCATATACTACAGTTTGCATCGTCAACCGGACTTGTCAAAGCCTTTATTTCACATCAAGTAAAAAAAACACTTGATCAAAAGGAAGTTTTGCCCATAATTGAAAGCATATGACAATGAAATACACAGTAATCGCACTAATCGCCTCTTGCGGATTCGTATCGTGCAAAAGCACGAAGGAACTCGGAACCGTTGGAGAGGTTGTATACTATCGCGTCAATGCTCGCACGTTCGACGGGCCAAACATTACCGCATTAGTAGAACACCGTGACGGCAAGTGCGCTCCATCACGCACCGAAATCGTAGCCACTGCAAGCGGCCCCGGAATCGGTCACACTGTTGTAGCTGCTGCCGGTGGCATTGCTGAAGCATTCATTATGAAAGACGCTTTCGGCTCTGACACCATCATCAACAACGCAGTCAGCGCCGTTTCTGACGCTGCATCTAGCGCGGCTGGTGGAACTGGCGGTCGCGGAGGTAACGCTACTGGCGGCTCCGCTTCTAACAGCAACTCCAACACTGCTACTGGCGGGACTGCTACCGGCGGATCTGCTACCAACAACAACTCCAACACTGCAAGCGGTGGTGCTGGTGGTGCTGGCGGTCAAGGCGGTGCTGGTGGTCGCGGCGGTAACGGCGGTGCTGCTACTGCAACCGGCGGTAACGGCGGTGACGCATCATCCACATCTACTGGCGGCGGTAACGGCGGCGGTAACGGTGGTGGTAGCAACATTAACATCAATGTTAACCAGAACCAGAACCAAAACCAAAACCAAGGCGACTGCCGTCCTAATCGACCCGGCTGCTAATACAACACATTAACCCAATAGAAGCGCAGCGCCTCAGTCGTTATACGGCTGGGGCGTTATGCGTTTGGGTCGGGTTGCTCGATTGTTTTGCGGCCCTCACCGGCGTTGGTCGATACATCCCCGCCGGTCATTTTCATCATCGCAAGGAATACAACGAATAAAACTTCGCAGTCCCAGAGGTGGTTGTCTCTAGCGCCGATCTGCTCCCACTGATACTTGCCACTAGGCTTCTTAACTCGCTCCTCTGAGTCCATCTGCTTGAGGTAGCCCTCTGACACACCCTGCGGGACTTCCCAAGTCAGCCCCTCGCTCGGATCTTGGTTCTGCCTTAGCCTGTGCAGTATGTCCTTAGCGTGTAAGTTTGAGAAGTAATGCATACGGCAGGTTTCACCTCGACCTAGTGATACCTTCTTGACCGGAGCGTAGATTCTCTCGACCTTGTTGTATTGTCCGTTGGGTAGCTTGGTTCTGTGAGAGAACATTCCCTCACCTCGACCCATAGTGGCAGTCCAGTCGCGCTTTCCGCACTCTTGATACACCCTTGCCGTGTTGTGTCCCGCATCAACGAACACAAAGCGCGAATCTACCTCATACTTCTCCTGTAGCTTGTCTAGATCCTCCCAAGTCAGGATAGGCTCCTCAACATCGCGACCACCACCCTCAAACAGCAAGCGTGAGTTACCCTCCTTGTCGGCGGCCCTGATGATAACCCAGAAGTGATCGCGCTGACAGTCAACGCCCATGACCCTAAGTCTCTTGCCACCCTTGATTGTGCGGTCGTATGATCGCTTGGCCTCACCGTAGTCAGCCTCGCTCTCAAAGTCATCTCTGTATGGCTCCTCTGGTCTAGTGATTAGCTTTCTGCCGCGAGTAAGCATACCTTCCCTCTCCCACTCTTCGGCCAGCTCATACTCTGACGGCTCGATGTCGAACTTAAAGTCCTCATACGAGTCTTGCCAAGGTAGCGCGAGTCGCTTCTGGTAAAATATCTCCAACTCTGTAATGTCACCCTTGCGAGCAGCCATCTTAGCCTGTAGATACAAGACGGCTAGGTCGCCAACAGGAGTCGAACACATACCATTCCAGTGGAAGCTGCGATGATTGCTTGGGGCCGAGTGATTCATCACCCTGTATCCCGCCCCTCTGCGCTCATCGTTCATCTGGCGCAGTATCATTGTCTTGCTGGTATCATGTTCGTGGCCGCACTCAGGGCAGACGATTCTGGCTGACTTCCGAACTAAGTCGAAGTCGTAGCTGTCAGGCTTACCGTCCTCACCAGCTTGCTTGGCCTCGTCGCTCCACTCTACATTCTCCCACAGATACGGCTGGACGGTCTTGCACTTGTCGTTAAGGCAAGCAAATTCCCACTCTTCCTGAGTTCCAGCCCTAAAGTTTTTATCAGTGTCGTCATCGACCCGCCCAGCTTGACTACTGAACATTGCGTTGCCTAACCAGCCGAACGACTTGAGGCGAGCTAGAGCTTCTCGCATCCGACCATCCGGCCACTGCCAGCTCTCGTCGCCAAAGATGTAGCGAATTGATCGGCGCTGAAGGTTCTTGATATTCGATGCACCCAAGCACCAAAATGGCATACCGTTGAGGAATGTCACCTTGTTGCGCTTGTTCTTGTAGCGGTTAACGCCTGTAGTGCCGGGGATAAGCCCCTCGATGTCGGGGCTGTGCTTCCACAACTCCTTGAGTCGCCCGTCAAGTTCGTCCGCTGCCTCTGCGTCAGTCTGATCGAGCCATAGGGTTGGGCCGGGGGCGGCATGAGTGATGAACGATGCGCCAACCTCCATCAACAGCGTCTTGGATGCTTGAATACCGGCAACGATCTGCACCATCTGGCAGGTGGGGTCACTAATAGTCTCCAATGGCTCCTTAACCCAAGGCGATGACACGGTGGAGAAACGACCCGGCACAGGAGAGTAAGGTATCTTAGTGACTCCAGTCCGGCCTTCAGCCCATTGCCATGCGTTTCTGCGGTCAGGTGGTCGCCACGCATCAGTCCACATGGCCTGTATTGCCTTCACGTCAGCAGCCTTCTTCTCAGCTACGTCGGCTTTATTCTCATCGACGGAGATGATAAGCTCTTCGGGCTTGACTTCACCTGACACTATAGTGGCTTCCTCGCTCATGCAGAGAAATCCTCAGTCTCTTCCTCCTCATCACACTCCTCATCACCTTCAAGCGCCTCAGAATCGCTCTCAGGGCCATCTAGGGCATCCTCAATGCCGAAACCGGAGTGAATAGCCTCACAGAAGTCGCTAACCACCTTCTCCATCTCGACTCGTATGAAAACTGCGTCCTGACCCTCGATGATGGGTGGCAATTCGTTCTCAAGTCGATCCCGCAGCAGTTTTATTGCTTCAGCAGCCAATCCCATGATCGTTTCTCGGACAACTTCGCTGTGAATATACTGCTCCTTGTCTTTCGCCAGCTTGAACGCCCTCTCAGCTATCTTCACCTTAAGATCGAGTCGCCCAAGCTCCTCTTTAGTCAGGAGTCCGTCCACACCTTCGGGTAAAGCGCCCTGATTAGGGTCTTTTCCGTCGCTATTCGCGCTCAAATCCTTCTCTTTGATAAATTCCTCCCAATTCTTGACTGAGTGGTCGCCATTCGCCCTTCCCTTGGGGTGATCTGGGTGAACCTCGCGCCAACGAGTGATTGTGCGGCGGGAAACACCCAATCTTCCAGCCAATTCCACATAAGAACTCACCCACAGCTTCTCGTCGTGCTTTGCTTTATCTAGTGAGCGTCGAGTAGGTGACTTTCTCTTGGTTGTGGCCTTCTTTTTGGGCGCAGCTTTCTTTTTGGGCGGCATGATGAGATTATAATTGCGATATTGGCTGTAATGCCTATAATTACTATAACACTACGTCAAATACGCATTGACAACCGCATAAAACTGATGTCACACAAGCAATCTAGCCTAGAGAAGAAGTTTTGCGCCGTCTGGAAGCACATAAACGGCCCTAAGCTAGAGGAAGAGTTGCGGTTCCACCCTGAGCGTCGATGGAGGGCTGATTTTGCCCACGCTGAGTCGATGACACTGATCGAAGTAGAGGGTGGAATCCATGTCGGCGGCAGGCACAACAGGGCATCAGGCTTCATCAAGGACGCTGAGAAATACCTTGAGGCCACGCTACTGGGGTGGCGGGTAATAAGGCTGGTAGACAACCAGCTTAACGTCGAAACGCTCTCCCGCATAGCAGATTCGCTGCAGGAATGGGAGAATCCTGATCAGTATCAGGAGGATGCTGAGTCAGATATGCTCGATCTGCTCTAGTCTCCCTGAGCCGCGATAGCCTCACGCTCAAAACGCTTCTCTACGGCTGTAGCATAGCGATAGATGTTGCTGTCCTCGATCCAGCGATTGCAATGGCGGTTACCCTTACTCTCATTCCACTTGCCCGGCACGACCTGTAAGTTGTCCTCGTGGTGTTTCCCGCCATTATCCAAGGGTATAGTGTGATCTACGTGCCACACATAACCAGTCACATTACTGAGATACTCTCTAGCCGCATAGCGAGAGTCAACAATAGACTTGTTTGCGTTTGGGTCTAAGGCTTCACGTATCTTTGCGCGACGACGAGCGTTTTTTGCGCTGACTTTATCGGGGTTCTCCTTACGCCACCTCTTGCCGTTCTCGGATTGCCTTTCCTTATTCTCCTCATACCATTTACTGCTAGTCACCGCCAACTTATCCTTATTTTCATCACGATACCTCTTCTGTCTCTCAGCCACCTTCTCCGCATTCTCTTCGCGCCACCTCTTCTGTCTAGCAGACTCCCTCTCCTTGTTCTCCTCACGATATCTCTTCTGCCTATCAAGCTCTTTATCCCTATTCTCCCTATAATACACCTTTCCTCGGTCAGCAACATGAGCCTTGTTCCCATCATACCACTCGCCGTTATTTTTGCTGATCACCCTCCTCTCATCAGCGATATGATCAGCATTCATCCAGCGAGAGTAGTCGGACTTATTGTATCTACTCAAAAAATACAGCCCCTCGACCTCCCTATGCTCATCGCCACGCTTGTAGCCCTCGCTCTCAGCGTAATCGAACAGGAATGCGCCCGACTTCCTACCAGCCCTCCCGCCAGCAGCAATGACTCGCTCCGTTAGATTCTTTAGCTCTAATTCTTCGTTCATACCTAAATATGGTGTCACATTAGGTATAATCAAGCAAAATCTGCTCTAAACACAAAAAAATCGCCGCCTCTCGTTCACCGCTTGCGCCACATGGCTCTTAATTTACTGCGGGAACGCCAGAGACGGCGATTAAGTGTGTGTGGTCGGCCTACTGACCGGCTTGTCTGAAAAGA